CAGGCAACTTTTATACTATTTTGCCACTCGAAGAGGTTGTTTGTATTGATCTCGATACGTTCCGGCTATCATCATCAAAACAAAGCGCTGACGACCAACCGGGCACTGACGCCCTAAAGGGCGAGAACGTCCTATCGGATAACAACGCCCTAAAGGGCAAAGGCACCCTATCGGATACAAATGCCCGCTCCCTACCGGGCACTGACGCCCTAAAGGGCGCTGACGCCCTGGGCGAGAATGCCCGCTCCCTACCGGGCACTGACGCCCGCTCCCTACCGGGCACTGACGCCCGGTCGCACCGGGCACTGACGCCCGCTCCATATAAAGAAAAGAAAAAAGAAGAGATTAAAGAAAAAGAAAAAACAAAAGAGCAGGACCAGGACCGAAGAGCGTTTTTTTCTTTTCTTTATAACCATTACCCCCCTCACGTTGTCCGGGAACTCTCCCGGATGCCTGAGGCCGTGCAGCGCGTAGCAGGTGCCGATGGAATCCTTTTGAAGGCAATTGAGCTTTTTGGCAAAAAAGACGGCTCTCAATTTGAGTTAGATTCAATGTTGAGCAACGCTGGCAAAAAACACGCCGCCGGGGAATTTGCAGATGCCGCCGCCTACTGCAATTATTTTAAGGCCGCGATTGGCAAGCACATTGATATAAATGAGGCCAAGCGCGAAGCCGCATCCATCTCAGCAGCCGATTACACAAGCGCCAATACCAAAGGGCCAATTATCGATGTGCTTGAGTCTGTCGGCGTTAGATTTGATCAAAACATCAACGTGCTAATCCCCGTTCCAAAATTCATGCGCGATCAACTCCCGGCGGCATCAGATGCCGACCTATTAACAGCGATAGAGCAGGCTAAAAATTCAGGGGCGCAGGCGGATTCCATCAAAGGGGCGATCTCAGATATTGAGCAAGAGCAGCGCCGCAGGATAGATGCAGATGTTACCGCAAAATACAAAGCGATTCCGGCCGTAGACCAGGATAGATTGTGGGCCGATTTTTTAGCCCTGTATAATTTCGATAAAATGCCTGCACCAATAGCGGCAATGATACGGCGCGTGCCGGACGGTGACCGGCTAAACAATGTGTATTTTACCGGAAAATTAGGGGATTGCTTGCGCGAGTCCCTCAATGCGTCCGCATCCGCATAATCTTTTTTTTGAGCCACACTCAAATTTGTTTGCAACTCATTTTTTTATTTGTTATTGTTGCGTTAAACCTAAAAATATTATGGGGTAACTATGAGTAAAAAAACAACTAAAAATCCGAAAGGGGGACAGCGTGAATCCGCGCCTAAAAAGCGCACTGTGTCAAAATCAAAAGTCTCAACGCCAAAAAAACAGCGGGCCTTTTTGCGGGAGGACCAAATTGAAGAAGCGCTAAGGAAAAGCGGCGGTTTTTTATCTGGGGCCGCTGAAATGCTTGGTGTTACTGTTAGCGCGGTTTCGCATAGGATAACTGATAGCGAGCATTTACAACAAGTTAGGGCCGAAGTTGAGGATAGCCACCTAGATCTGGCTGAATCAAAACTAATGAAAAAAATCAGAGAAGAAGAGACGGCAGCAATTTTCTTCTTTTTGAAGTGCAAGGGCAAGGATAGGGGTTACGTCGAAAAACAGCAGATAGAGGCATCGTCACCTGACGGGAAACCATTAAAATTCAATATCGAATTTGTGGGCTCGGATGCAGCAAAGAATTCAGATTCCTGAAAAATTAAGGCCGCTGATCACACAAAAAAAGCGGTTCAAAGTATGCTACGGCGGACGTGGCGGCGCTAAGTCGGTTACTATCGCGGCCTGGCTATCACTTCTCGCCATGGATGGGCATCTGATCGGCTGTTTCCGAGAGTATCAAAACTCAATTTCCGAATCTGTTTACTCCCTCATATTATCCCAGATCGAGAAATATAAACTCCCCGGTTTTTCCATCGGAAAAGCCGAAATAAACCATGTAAATGGCGGCGGGTTTAGATTTAAAGGGCTCTCACGCTCGATAGAATCAGTTAAATCCATGCACGGGTTCAAGTATTTTTGGCTCGAAGAGGGCCAGTTCATAAGCGCCGAAAGTCTCAAGATTCTTACCCCGACACTGCGCGAAGAGGAATCGGAACTCTGGATATCAGCCAATGCATTATCTTCCGCTGATCCGTTCTCGCAGCGATTTATTGTGCCACATCTCAAGGCGCTCGAAACAGAGGGTGTTTTCGAAGATGATCTCCATACAATAGTAAAAATCAATTACTCAGATAATCCTTGGTTCCCATCGGCGCTTGAGCAGGAGCGCAAACACGATAGAGAATCACTATCTCGTGCGATGTACGATCACATTTGGGAAGGGGCGTTTAACGATAGTGTAGATGATTCGATCATTAAAACAGAGTGGTTTGATTCCGCAATAGATGCACATATCAAATTGGGAGTTAAACCAACGGGCGCTGCGGTTGTTGCGCATGATCCATCAGACTTGGGCACGGATGATAAGGGCCTGATTTACAGGTACGGGATTCTGATTAAAGAGGCTGTAAGCCGAAGCTTTGGGGATGTAAACCAGGGCGCTGATTGGGCTATTGATTTCGCTATTGAAAACAGAGCAGACCTGTTTGTGTGGGATGTCGATGGCATGGGGATTGGCCTAAAACGGCAGGTCGCAGATGCTCTCCGGTTCAAAAAAATCGATTACAAAATGTTCTCAGGTGCCTCAGCGCCAGACGATGCAGATAGGCAATATGAAAGCGTTTTGCATTATCAAAAGCAAAAAACAAATGGGGAAGCATTTCGAAACAAGCGCGCCCAATACTACTGGCTTCTTAGAGACCGCTTCTATGCAACGTGGCTGGCGATAGATAAAAAGCAGTATATCGACCCGGACAGACTCATCTCAATCTCATCTGATATCAAAGATTTACGGTTACTCCGGTCTGAGGTCTGCCGCATCCCGCGCAGATACAATTCGATAGGTAAAATACAGATTATGAGCAAGGCTGAGATGGCAAAGATCAAAATTCAGAGCCCGAATTTGGCCGACTCTCTTATGATGTCGCTCATGACGCCGGATCTCAAAGATAACTACGATGAGCGCGACCTAACGCCGCAACTCGAAGAGGAGATGAGTTATGGGTATTGATTATGCAGGATGATTGGTGGATGGACAACGAGGATATTATCCGGTCGCGGGATTTGCTGGATTGTATGCAGGATGTAAAAAACCGTGTGGTTAGTGCCGAGATGCTCGCTGAAAGGCTCCGCGCAGAAAAAGAGCAAAATGAGGCTGATATCAAATTGTGCAAGCAGCTCGAAGCGCGAGATCAAGCCGTAGCGGCTAACATGCATCGGCGCGGAGAAAAGCTGAACGCAATCGCAGCGAAGAATAACACGCTTTTTTCGGACCCGTGCAGCGATCTGCAGGAACGCGAGCTAAAACAGGAGCATTTCCGCGATGAGATGCGCACGAGAATCACGGCCATGGCTGAGGCAATCGACATGCTCCAGGAGCAGCTAAACAGGATCGAGCGGGGGTTGCAGCATGTGTGATGGTATCATCAATGGAAAACTCTCCAGGCTGGCGGTTGATGTTGATGAATGCCTGGATCGTGTTGCGAGAGTTGAATGCTACGCAGATGGTTTGAAAAAGGCAGAACACATATACATTTCGTGTAAAGTGGACCTTGAATCATCAGAATCAAGGTTAAATAGAAGATTATCATCGCTTGAAGAGATGCTATTGAGGGATACACCAGCCGTTAGATTTGCAAAGGCTATCATCGAGCTTGATAAAGCCGTAATCGACGATACGTGCATATTGTGTGGAGCAGACTTTAGTACACGCACTTCTCACAACCCTGGATGCGCCATTGCTGACGCTGAAACGTATCTTAACACTCCGGATGAACGTTTCTGATGATGAATAACAGCGTGTCAGATGAGCGATACGGTAACAAATAAAATCGTTGAGGCGCTTGAGATCGTGGTGGAGGAGATTAAAAAATGACACCATATAACGACCTGCCAGACGAAGTAAAAAACGAGATATCACAGCGTCAGTGGACCTACACGCCCAATAAGGCGCAAGTGCTAAACGATATGTTTACTCCGGATATCGAGGACGACATGGACGTAAACGAGTGGGGATATTGGGAAGTAAGCATATGAGCGTAATACTAAGCAAAGCAGACGATTACACGAAAGTCTCCGACAATTTACAGTTGGCCGCAGACATCACAAAAAAGCTGGAAAAACACTACCCCGGATATCTATGGGGAGTGCTTTTTGACGAGGACGGCGGCGTGGCAACGATCACAAATGAAACGCTGCAGCATCCGATACTCAGCCATCATAAATACGGGTACGTGCTGCATTTACGGCGCATCCACGGCGATCCTGATCTTAGGTGCGTGATGCGAGCAGGAGGAGAAATTCTCGAACGGTCCCGCATGCACAGAAGCAAACCGTTCGATGGGATATTCCCAACTCACATTGATGGAGTTGCCGATAAGCACCAGCCGATTATCGGTAAAGACGGCAACCCTTTGATTTTTTGAGAATTGATTGGTAATTGATGGCGAAATCAGCAGATAACAGCATTTGGCTCAAGATGGCACAGGAGGCGTATAGCTCAAGCACGTCCTATTTTGATTCTAATTACCGGAAAAAAATTGAAGACGCATACCGGCACGCACAGAACCGCCACCATGCCGGGTCTAAGTACTATAAAGATCTGTACAAGTACCGTTCACGCGGGTTTCGGCCGAAGACAAGAAGCGCCATCAATCAGAATTTAGCCAAAGGCATGGCCGCTTTTTTTAGCAATCAGGACATCGTTTCGGTGGAGCCGGTAGACATCAATAATCCTGAGCAAGCCGCTTCCGCGATGATCAACAAGGAGCTATTAAATTACCGACTTACAAAGACAATCCCTTGGTATCAAATATGCCTTGGTGGCCTATTTGACGCCCAGGTAACTGGTGTTGTTTGTTCGTACCAATATTGGCTTACCGAATCAATAGATGATATTGAGCCGGTGATAGATGATGAGTACGGCGAGCCGGTGATTGATGAGGTAGGAAATCCACTATTTCAGCGCGTTCAGCGCATCATTAAGGATCAGCCTGTTATCGATCTGCGGCCGATTGAAAACATCCGGTTTTCACCATCTGCAAGCTGGATAGACCCCATAAATACAAGCCCATATCTCATTGATCTTTTGCCGATGCACGTTATTGAGGTAGAAGCAAAAATGAGTGAGCTGCACAAAAAAACCGGTGAACCGAAGTGGAAGAAATACACCCGTGAGGAGATGCAGAGGGCAACAAAAAGAACTTACGATACAACTGAGAGTACGCGCAACGCCAACAGCGAGGACCCATATACAACGAATCAGAGTGAAACGCTGCGCGGGTATGACACTGTTTTTATTCACAGAAATTTCATGCGGAGAGGCCGTAAAGACTTCGTTTTTTACACAATTGGAACTGAATTACTTCTGACTGACCCCGCTCCCATCGAAGATGTTTACTGGCATGGAGAAAGACCCTACGCTTTTGGCGTTGCGCTTATCGAACCGCATCGGGTAATGCCTGATGCGCCGGTTTATTTGGCTTCTGAGTTGCAAAAAGAGACGAATGAAATCAGCAATCAGCGGCGCGACAACGTGAAAATGGTACTGAATAAGCGATACTTTGTTCGGCGTGGTGCGCAAGTAGACCTGAAGTCAATCATCAGGAATGCCCCCGGTAGCGTAACACTGATGAATGACCCC